ATGGCTTGCGGAGTCCAGTTTGCGGCTGTGACCTGCTTGCGAACATAGTTAGCATCCTGACTGGATGTATTCACTTCGGTGATAACGGCGGAACCAGTTTCACCAGTGGAGTCATTGAAGTTGGATACTGCGGTAGCTAGACCAACGTAAAGGCCATCACCCGGAGTAGCGAATGAACTGGAGTTGTTCTTGAATATGAAATCCAGAACCTTGTACTCCAGAAAGGAAGTTGCGGCGTTTGCTGTTGCCATTTGATTAACCCTCGTTTCTCATGTAAAAATTATCGACTGAGTTGCGTTGTTGCTGTTCTTCGGTAATCCTCTGAACTGCGGCTTGGTACATAGACAAGTACCCTTGTTGCAATCCTGCGTTTCGATTAAACATTGACGCCTCAAGGAGACTTCCATACAGGAGTGCATCACTCGCATTGTCGGTCAACCAATTAGTCAGATTGCCTGATGACAGTGCGGGTAAACGGCGGCGGTAACTAATCTCTACTGGTATGTTACTGCTTGGTGTTGGTGCTACATATATAGTAGTATCATCAAAGTATGCGTAATACTCTGGTGTCCCTGTTACGGTTCTGTCTGGCCAGAACTCCATCATAAACTCATCAGAACGAAGCTGTAAGTTTACATGTGAACCTGTGTTGCCTGATGTGTAACCCACTTTTGTCTGTAGGTTTTCAAGAGTCACCATATCCGTAGGCATAGTCAGAAACGGGTCGTTTGCAGAAAATGCAGACAACTGCCTACGTCTAAAGGCTGGTATCTTTAAGTCCCTAGACAGGCGTAGTTCGGTAAGGTCGATGAAGGTATCAATAGAGTTTGAGAACTCCGTACCATCGTCTTCCATAAAGTCCTTAATGTTTTGTACAAGAGATGTATAATTCATGGTGTATTTGCCTGTCCGCCCATACCAGAGTGGTTTGTGCAGTAATAGTATAAAGTTGGTGCGCCTACAGCTACGGTAATCTCAGTGTAAGCCCCCGCTGAACCGGGCGTTCCATTTGTTGAAACACCTGTGGTGTACTCCGAACCACCTCCGTGAGTGCCGTTGGCTGTTGTACTGAACCTGAACGGGTGACCGCTATTGCTTGAGTCAGATTGAACAAACCTATATGTTGTACCCTCGTTAAGGGTCAGTGTTGGGCTAGGACCAGATAACCCAGTTACAAAATATTTGTTGCCAGTGCCGTATGAATTTGTTCCCGTGTCAACAAACACATTGTATGAAATTGTTGCCGAGGTTACCGTACCCGCTGTCGTCTGTGTAAAGGCAGAACTTAAACTTGCAGTTGGTGTTGTTATTGATGTACTGCCAACAGTTGTAAACAAAAAGCTAGATGTCATAGACGCACCATTCAGAGATAAATTATTCTCTCCGGCTGTGTGTGGATATCTATTTTGAAAAGCAATTATGTTACTTGCTGGCTCAATTCTATCAGGCCGTGGATGGCGCAATGCTTGCGGGTCAACAATTCTTTGTCTACCCAACTGTAGCTGTGGATGGTCTTTATCCAAGCACGGTGGGCAAACCCTAAGTCCATTAGGTCTCTTGTTTTCTATCTGTTCCTTTAAGTCCTGATATGGATACTGTTGTCCACAGCGGTCACACAAAGCAACAGATTTCTTACCCGAAGCATATCTAGCCATTACATCTTCTTAGTTCTGCCGCCGTACATCATCTTCTTTGGCTTGCCACCATACATCATCTTTTTAGCTGGCTTCTTCTTTGCCTTCTTCTTGGCAATCGCGATAGCGGCTTGTTGCTTCTTAGTTTTAGACACCTTCTTAGCGGCCTTCTTTGTAGAGCCACCCTTCTTCATTTTGCCCACGCCATCAGCGGCAAATGCTGGAATTTTCTTTCCATCCTTCATCACCATTGGCATCTTAGTACTACCACCAGACTTCAATCCAGTTGTCGCCTTGCCTTCCTTTAGCTTCTTGACCTTATCGCGATATTTTTTTTCATCTTTATTTATAACTTTAATTGGCATGTCATTCTCCTTACAGGGCTGGTACAATTCTAAAGTCAGAACGGTCTCGGTCTTCCGTGGCCGCTAGGGCGAAGTCTTCTTCGTATAGCCCCTTAAGAAGCTGTATACGGTCCGCAACGTCTGGGTTCTTCAAAGAGAGGTGGTATGCCAATCCAGAAATGATTGCGGGAAGAAATCTTGTGGGTGCATCATACTGTGTAATAGAACCATTGACAGAATCTTCGATGCGGCGGATGCGGTAATACACTAGAGTGTAATTGTTATTGTCCGGGATAGGCCACACTGTTGCCTTTGGATATTCTGTTAACCGTTCAATGTAAATCTTTACGGGACGCCCCGTTGTATTTTTACTCGTAATTCCTGCGTACTCACCTAAACTCATTCTGCTTATAGATAAGTCGGACTGAGATGTTCCTGTACCCTCTCTTATGGAATGGTCCAGCACACTAACTGTATCGGCTGGCAGGTTGTAGGTCGCTGTGCCTGATGTTAGTGCTAGTGTTTTTTCTTCTACAGTCCAGAGGTTTATACCCCTGTTTGAAAAATCCTGCGCCAATAAATTCAATGAACGCCTAGCTGTTCTGAAGTCATTACCAGAAAAGGCGCGACCAAGCCCAGCACGTTCATAGGCTTCCTCTATGATTTCGTGGATATCAAGATTGAACGTAGCTGTTCCTGATGTAGCCATTCTCTAATACTTCCTATAGCATAATCTTGTTCTTCGCGCCTTTCCTTGATGCGTTTTATCTTTGTCAACCGCCCTTGTTCAGAGACTGAGGTGCTTCTATGTTGACGGTGTGCCTTCTTAATACGGCGGTAACACATACTCTATTTACGGAACTTCGCTGTTTTCTTTGCTATCCTTTTTGGTTGTTTGACGAACTGCTTTCCTGCTTTCGTCCCTTTTCTTTTTGCCCTTGATGTTGCGGCGTATTCCTTTGAGGAGAGGGATTTAATCGCCTTCGTAGGCAAATAGCGTTCACCCGTTGCCTTAGGACCGATTGTGCTGTTCTTACCACTCTTAGTCCTCCACTTTTGTTTAGACCATTTAGACAACTTGTTGGATGACTTCTTCTTTCCAGAGTAAGTTCCACCAGAGTCCTTGTAGTATTTTACAGCAAGTTGCATGGCTCGTGCCGAATGTTTTCCACCCATCTTTGCTTTGGCTCTTGCCTTCGCCGCCGCCCACTTCTTAGGGTCTCTTTTGGTTGCTGTACTGCCTTTTGCCATTACATCCCCTTTAGTACTGAAGCAAACCAGATAAGCCAGACAATCCCAAGAACACCGATACATAAAACCAGTATAACACCGATTATCTGCACCACCTCTTCCCGTTGTCTCTTAGCTAACTCAATCTGTCTTTGCCTTTCCTTCCTAGCATTGCCCTGAAATTTTATCCAATCATGCCACAGACCGGGCCTACCACAGTATATCATGTACTGTTTCAATTCTTCTTCGCGTGCCTTGAGAGTTTCTAAAGCCATAAACTCCTCAATGTCAGAAGATTTGTTTGGGTCGCGAAACAGTCCGTGCTTTTTCTTGTTTCCTTTTTTCTGGAGAGTGTCCTTTGCGTTAACGAAATCACTTATCGCTTTACCCGCTTTTAGCAAATCTCCAGAATTGGCAACGGTTTGTTTAATAACCGCGAAGGCCGCGTTAGCCGCCATCAATTCTGGTAACACTCTTCCCCCCTTAAAGCCCTTTAGCTTACTTTAAAATTACCGCCTTTGCTTGCGGCACCCATGCCTCTACATGGTCCGCCATGTTTCATCTTCTTTACCTTACCGCCGTACATCATGCCGGGTGTACGTTCAGCATTCATAGGGTTCTTTGGGTCAGCGTCATGGAAGTATCCATTCTTCTTCTTGAACTCAGCAAATGCCTGTGCCTTAGACTTAGGTGACTTAGGGGTTCTGCTTTTCTTTGGATTAGTTTGTTCTTTCATGTTTGCGCGACTCATCGTCATTTTGCCCATCCTACAAATAAATGTGCGAGGGAGCCAACGACTCCCCCAATAGCGACCATAAGCCAGAAGGCACCCTTCCAGCGATTGGCCTGTGCTTTGAGGTCAGACACTTCTTCGTGAACGTGACGAACCTCATCCGATAATGTTTTAATGCGTTCTTCTAGCCTAGCTAGTGTTACTTCTACCGACTCCATCAGCACTTCCACCTACGTCTTGCTTGGCGCAATCTACTGTTCGGATTTTTAGCCGCCTTAGGAAACTTCTTCATCTGACCCGCACTTCTGGCGCAGAAAGACTTACGCCGCTTGGCGTCCTTACTTCCCTTCTTGGGGTTACCAGTAACTGCTGTTTTTAATTTAGAACCGGGATTTGCCCTGCGATAAGCCGCAACTCCCTTCTTAGTCATGCCTGCACCCTGCTTGGTCGGTCTAAAGTTTCCCGACTTAACAGAAGTCTTTATAGGCTTTTCCTTTTTTCTAGGCATGGAACAGGGTCACGGAACTCACATTAGTTACATCAACATAAACATCTGTTGAGAACCTAATGCCGTCAGATGGTATGTTGAGAGTGTTACTCTCATCTTCCCCTGCCTCTGTAGCTGGAACAGTCAAAGTAAGTAGTGTTGTTCCGCTTGCACCGCCATCCTTCAGAACCAGCGAACCAGCAGTGGATGTACGGATATAATAAATTGATTTTACCCGCGCCGGATGATTAACGGCAGTTCCGTCTGCGGTAACTGTTGTTGCTGTAATGTCAGACATTCATTCCTCCGAATAGCAAAAAAGGGGGGCGAGTTGCCCCGCCCCTCTTAGGTGTTTAAGCACCCGGTGAGCCGTAGTAGGCCAGCGGGTCTGAGTAGCCAAAGCTGTAACGCTCACGACCTTTGTAGCGGACGTTACCAGTTTCAAAGTCGCCTTCCATTGAAGTCTTCATTGGAACACGAACAAAGTGCTTAAAGCCATTCGGGATGTCTGTTCCCAAGAACCATGCATCAACGTCTGTCAAGTAGTGGTTGACCATGTAGCCACCCGGAATTGAAGACATTGAACGAACTGCATTGATGTCGTTCTTAGCAAACGTACCATCGCCAGTACCACCAGCAACAGTAGAAAGTTCAGACTTCATCAAGCGTTCTGCAACGAACTGAAGGTCAGACGGAATCACCAGCTTGGTCGGACGGGCGGCAATCTTGAGGCCACGCTCGTCTGTCCATTTGCCGATGGCAATGATGCCAGCTTCCAGCGAAGTTTCGTTCAAGTCCACAGCTACTGACGGACGGTTGCCGTTAGTTCCACCGTTTACGAGTGGGTGTGAAGCGTTGAACAGAGAAACGCCGTCACCGCCAACCTGACCAGTAAAGCCAGAGTTGAACAGGTCTGCGCCTTTCACTTCTTTTGTGTGCTGGAACGCACGAGCCAAGGCTTTGGTATAACGTGCAGACAGTGAGTCGTACAGGTTATCTTCAACAGCTTCTTCAGTGATGCTGAAGCCCATTGCCATTGTTTCGTGTGTGTAGCGGCTTGTGTAGGCTTCCTGTGCGTCATCATAAGTGATGGCGGCACCTTCATCCTTCACAGGAGCGGCACCAAAGCCACTCAGTTTTGTTTCCTCTTCAAAGGAACGCTCTGAGTTTTCAACCTCAAAGCATGACCGCCACTCTTCAGGGTAGCGGGCGTACTCCATGCCGAACAATGCATTCAGACCCGGCAGGAGTTCTTTCATTAGCTGTGCGCGTGCAATAGCCATTTTACAACTCCCTTATGTAATCGCGTCTGCAAGGAACGCATGTTCAGTCTGGTTCATCATGACGATAACGTCAGTCTTGGCGTCACCGATAGTTGAACCTACGCGTTCTACGAAGTCTACAATCTTCCAGCACTCACCGCCAACTGATGCTGTTGATGCATCAAGTTGAATGCCGGAGTTACCTGTTACGGTAGAACCAGCCTGAGTCTGGACGAGGTCAGCAGTCATGCCAAGTTGCGTTTGTGCAATAGCATCATCTGCCTGTACTTCGTACAATGTGAATGGATTAGCAGAGACCACCGCCTTAATGTCAGAGGCGGCAATACTGCCGGGGTAGTATTGACTGAAAGTCAACTGACCAGTGTTCGGGTCTGTGTAAGAACAGCCCAAGAACACACCAATCGGATTGACTTCAGAAGCCACAGCTTCACGGACGAGATAACCATCGTCTGTGGAGTTTGCGGTATCAGCCAAGCCGACAACGTCACCGTTGAAGATTGCTGTTGCGTAGCCTGATTTAATGAGAAATTCTCTAGTCGAGCCAGCAAACGGCATACCCCCAAGGAGACCAATCGGCTTCAGGCCGCGTGGGGCTGAAGTAGCAGACATTTAAGTCCTCCTAGTTTCAAAGGGTTAACAGCCCCTAACCTCGTGTCAGGAGCCTTTTCCAAAGGACACACGACTTGTACGCTCTGGGGCGTTAATCGGCATCCGTGGGTTGGATTCCCTCATAAGCTGGTTGTCAACGGAAGTAATAGCGTCTTGTGATTGACGCTGGTAGTATTCATTGCGTTGAGCCGCCATGCTATCGGGCATCCGGCAGAGAAGCAAACCACCAACTTCTACTTTACCTTCAAAGCGAGGGTTCGGGTCAAGAACAAGATGTTCCATCTCAGGGGCTTCTTCGATTGGAACTGCTTCCCACCCCTCACGGAGTTTCTTGGAATAGTTCATCGGGTCGTCTTGGCCCTGAGTTGATATGCGAACCCACTTAAAGGTGAAGCCATCCTTAGGGTAAGGGTCTGGCAACATATTAGGTGGTGACCAATTTTGGGGGCGTAACTCCTGTTCACGCTTCTCTACAGAACGGGGGGTACGAGATGCTTTTGCTGTATCAGACATAAAATGTCTCCTTATTTATCAAGCGCAACAAACTGTTTAGCGTATTCCTCTAGGGGTACACCTAAACGCTTCGCTACGGCCACCTGTGAAGGTGAGAGTCGGACTTTCTTTGAACGGCCACTTTCGTTGCCACCCGGCGTAACTACTGTGTTACGATTAGAACTTGGCATGTCCTGTGCCTCGTTCTGAAACTTGTGAGGAAACTCCTCACGCATACGCCTGTCGATAGCTTCATAGTAAGCATCGCTACTTACTTCTATGCCACGCTTCACAACTTCGTCATGAATAGCATATGCCGCATTAGTCATAACAGAATCACTGTTAAACCAAGAATTTCTACTTGCCCACTCTACCGCTCTTTGGTCAGGTGGTGGTGCAAGTGGGTCTAGTTCCTTATAATTTTCTGGGGCGGCTTGTCTCTTCATAGAGTCTAGTTCGCTTGTCTTGGATGTTGCCTTGAACATCCTTTCCTGCGCTTCTACTAGCCTATCAGAGTCACCCTCTTCATATGCCTTTTTGTAGTCAGCCTTTGCCTTCTCCATGTCAGCCTCTATTCGGGCTTCCATTTCTGTGACAGATGATGTTGAAAACTCCTGTGCCTTCTTACGAAGACTGTTGTTCTCATCCATCACCTTTTGGGCGACTTTGTAATACTCGTCTCTTTGACGCTCTGCTTCACGTTGTTTGTGAACCAAGTCGTCAATACGCTTTTGAAACTTGGATGATTTCTTATTTGGTTCAGAAGCTTCTACTTCTTCCCCAGAATCATCCCCTTGAACTTGCGCTTCAGCTTTCGGAGTTTCTTCTTCAGTCTCCTCAACTTCGACTTCCAGTTCATCGTTATCCTTAATATCTTCTTCGTTCATGCCGTAGCCCTCGATACTTTGGTTGGGTCATCTACAACGGCAAGAATCGAGTCATCATTCATGACACGCATCTCAACACCGTCATACTCAAAGCGATGCCCAGCATATTTACTGACCATCACCCAGTCTCCTTCTTGGCACCACGGCCCCGAAGCAAACCTTGGGTCTGTCTCAGGATAACAAGTATCCCCAACAGAAATAACTTTTCCAACAATCGAAGCTACGTCTTCACGACTTTTAACTTCTCCGGGCAGTAATATGCCGCCCTTTGTTTTTTCATCTACCTTTGGCATCACAATCAAAATGTGATAACCCTTTGGTTTTGGCGGGTTGTCAGGTATAACAACCGCACCCGTACTATAGACGGATGTCATCTTTTCTCCTTTAGCTTACTACAATAGCGGTCAAGCTAGGCCGTTAATCCTCTTCGCTGGAGAGGTTGAGAAGGTTTAAAAGTTCCCTCTCTGCGATAGCCAATCCTTCGATTTGGCCTACCGTTCTTTGATATTCTTCAAAGGTTTTTGCAGAACCGAGTGCAACATTATCAGTTAACTCGTTCATGTAAGTTCTTATTGTCTTGCGGCACTCGTCCGCAAAAGCATGAACAGAGGCGTCCATGTACAACTCCTTGTATTTTATTTATAACACACGCTAAGTGGTCAGTGTGTCAAAAAATTTAACGGCCCTTCTTAACAAGGTCGGCCTGAATTTTAGCCGCCGCTATTTCTCTTTGTTGCTGGAGTCGTTCTCTTTCAAGCTGGGTACGCATGTTAGCTTTTTGCAGTTCCACCTGTGCATCTTGCTGTGCTTCTGCCGCTTTTTGCTGTATCTTAGCCTGTTCTATCTGTAGTTCTGCCTGTTGCATTTGAACCACTGGGTCTTTTGCCGCTTGCATTTGTTGTTCCAATACAGCCTGTTGTTGTGCTTTTCCAGTTATTTCAGCCGCCGCTTGTGCCGCTTGTGCAGAAATGTTCATCTCTTCCTGTTCGGATAGGCCAGCTTCTTCATTTCCAAGTTCTGGTAAATCAGCACCAATCAATTCTTGTGCTTCATTTCTATACTTGTGGGCCATATGTTCAGAAATATGTGCAGAAATAATAGCTTGTATTTGCTTTGCCATCGGGTTTTGTTGAAGACTTGGGTCTTGCATCAGTGATGTATGTGCGGCGATATGGCTATCGTGGTCTTGATATGAGAATACTTTTATAGGCGCACCAGACATAGCCCTAGCGTTTTCCGATACTGGGTCAAACGCTGGAACCTCTGTTGGGTCAGGGACAATATCTGAGACATTATCAATACCTACAGTACTCAAGAAAGACCTATGCAACTTTCTAAGGTCATACAACTGAGGTGCCTGAGATGCTGTTTGCATAGCGGCCTGTTGTTGCATAATTCTCTGTGCAAAGCTGGTAGCGTTCGGGTCAGAAACTGGAATGATATCAACACGTTCATCAAAATCAGACCGGGCAATAAGTGGGTCTTCACCAACTTCATACGGATATTCTGGCATTGACTCCTTAATGATACTTGAAAGAAGTTTAAATTCTCTACGCAGGCTATTATGTAGTCTAGCGTGTACCGCTGACATCACCTTCATAGAGCGTTCAATCAATGCTATGGTTGTCCCAACTGGTGCCTCTT